TGACTACAACTATCAAATTGAGATGGCCTTGGCTGGTTATTCCAAAAAAGACATTGATATTGAACTAAAGGAAGGAAGCTTAACTGTTTCTTCTAAAAAAGTTGAAGAAGAGATAGATGAGAAAACTACCATGGTACACAAAGGTATTTCTCATAGAAGCTTCAAAAGAACTTTTACTTTATCAGATGAGATGAAAGTGAAAGGTGCAAAGATGGAAAATGGAATGTTATACATTGCATTAGAAAGAATTGTGCCCGACCACAAAAAACCTCAAACGATTGAAGTAAAATAATATTAGAGGTGGGGTTGACAAAGCCCCACCTTTATTATACAATGGTGATATGATAATAAACTACAAATATTCTGAAGACAAAATACTAAAAGAATTAAAAACCTATATTGACAAAACTTATGGTGAACATTACAGTAAGAATAAATTTCAATCTACTGAATTCATTATAGACTCTGGTCATGGTGAGGGTTTTTGTATTGGAAACATTATGAAATACGCTCAAAGGTATGGTAGAAAAGCTGGTAAGAATAGAGTAGATTTAATGAAGATAATTCATTATGCGATTATTGCAATACATAATAATGACTTGGAGATGAAAAAAAATGAAGTTGAGCAATCAAACTAAAGAAATATTAAAGTCGTATGCAAACATAAATCAAAATATTTTAATTAAAAATGGTTCAGAATTAAAAACTGTATCTGCTATGAAAAATATTGTTGCATCGGCAAATGTACCTGACACATTCACTCAAGATATTCCTATTTACAATTTAAATGAATTCTTGTCTGCTATGAGTCTATTCAAAGAACCTGTACTATCATTTACTGATAAGTATATGACCATTGCAGAAGAAGACAACAGTTCAAGCTGTAAGTATCACTTTTCAGACCCATCTGTTATCGTTACAGTAGATAAAGATATTAAGATGCCATCTGTTGATGTAGAAGTAGATTTTACAGAAGAAGTTTTAAAAAAGGTTACTACTGCATCTGGTACTCTTGGTGTTTCTGATTTAGTATTAACTGGTCAAAAAGATAGTACAATACAATTAAAAGTAAAAGATAAAAAGAATAATTCGTCTAACGATTATGCAGTTACAATAGGTAATAATGCATCAGCATTTTTTGAGTTTTATTTTAAAGTAGAGAATCTAAAACTATTACCTGGTGATTATAAAGTACAAGTATCATCAAAAGGTATTTCATACTTTACACATAAAAATTTAGATGTATCATATTTTATTGCATTAGAACCTGAATCAACATACAACGCATAGGAGAGTTTTATGAAAGAAACTTTTCTTTGGGTTGAGAAGTATAGACCTAAAACTATACAAGATTGTGTATTACCTAAAAATCATAAAAAGACTTTTACAGAATTTGTAAATAATGGCATACCTAATCTATTACTAACAGGTGGCCCTGGTGTCGGTAAGACCACTGTTGCCAAAGCAATGTTAGAACAAATAGGTTATGATTATATTCTTATTAATGGTTCTGAAGAGTCAGGTATCGATGTTCTTCGTAATAAGATGAAAAACTTTGCATCTACTATGTCTTTAGAAGGTAGTAGAAAGTTTATTATTATTGATGAGGCAGATTATTTAAATCCTCAATCAACACAACCAGCACTTCGTGGTATGATAGAAGAGTTCCACAAGAATTGTGGTTTCATTCTTACTTGTAATTTTAAGAATAGAATTATTGAACCACTTCATAGTCGTTGTAGTGTTGTTGAATTTAATATTCCTGCATCAGAAAAAAAAGAACTTGCACAAGATTTTATGAATAGTATTGAGAGTGTTCTCAATACAGAAAAAGTTAAATACGATAAAAGAGTTATTGCAGAACTTATAATGAAATTCTTTCCTGATTGGCGAAGATGTTTGAATGAATTACAAAGGTATTCATCATCTGGTCAAATCGATAGTGGTATTCTTGTAAACCTTTCAGAAAAAAATATGAAAGATTTAATTGTCTTTATGAAAGAAAAAGATTTTACAAGTGTAAGAAAATGGGTTGTAAATAATTTAGATAATGACCCTGCTAGAATTTTTAGAAAAATATACGATAATTTATATCAGTATTTTGATGGTGGTCACTCTATTGCTTCTTCAGTATTGATACTTGCTGATTATCAATACAAAGCAGCATTTGTGGCAGACCAAGAAATAAATTTACTTGCCTGTCTAACTCAACTTATGGGTGAATGTAAATTTAAATAGGAGATATTATGACAATAGAAAATCAATCTGATGCTATGAAATTAGCAAACGATATTCAGATGGCTATGATTACTAAACCAGCATTAACAATGTTAGAAGTGTTTTTACCAAGTTATGTTACTGATGAGATAAACACTCACATTGATAGTGTTAGAGATGATGCCAAAAGTTTTTCTCATGAATTAGTGGGTCAAATTAAATCAAACGAAAAGTCTGCACAACTAGATATGGATTTTAAACACAAACCTGTATTAGGGTTAAAAAAATTATTAGAAGGTTTTGCACTTTCTTATTTAAATTATCAAGGTATAGTAGAGGCTAAAATAGATTGTTGTTCAATGTGGTCTGTACATAGTTATGAAGGTGATTATAATCCATTACATGACCATGGTGTAAGAACAGATATGGGAATGTCTTGTATATTATATTTAAAAGTACCACCTCAAATTGAAAAACTACCTGGTAGTGCTGAAGATTTTGTCAAAGGTGGTTTGAAGTTGAATCTAAATGGTGCATCTGGTAGCACTGATGGTTTTACTTTTTTTAGTTGGGGTATAAATGGTTCTGCAGATATTAAAAGATTAAAACCAGTACAAGAATCTTTTGTTAAACCAGAAGTTGGTAAATTACTAATGTTTCCTAATTGGTTGAAACATGCAGTGTCACCTTTTTATGGTGAAGGTGAAAGAAGAACTTTATCTGCTAATTTTGAAATAGAAACTAAACAAGCACCAATTCTTGCTGATACTAAAGTTTTGGCACAGACTCCAACAAAAGAGTCAAATGAAATTACAGGTGCACCAGTGTAATGGCATATGAAATAAAAGAGTATTTAAACTCAATTAACTTTACTAAAAAAAATGTTATGGATAGTGAAGATGAAATGTATGAAAAAAAATACAATTCATTTATTATCAATAAATGTTTAGCACCATTTAACGATACAATCTTACTTGTAAACGAAATGAATCACCATCACATACTGGACTCAAAGTTAAAGTATGACTTTTTACTAAATACTATTAGAACAAGGAAAAGATATGCTCCTTGGATAAAACAAAGTAAACAAAAAAATTTACAGTATGTAAAAGAATATTATGATTATAGTAATTCAAAAGCAAAATCAGTTCTTGACATACTAGATGATGAACAAATAGAATTCATCAAAAGTAAACTGAATAAAGGTGGAATGAAATGAATGAACCATTATGGACTCTTGATAAGATGCTCGAAGTAACTTTGAAAGAACCAGATGACTTTTTAAAAGTCAGGGAAACACTTTCAAGAATTGGTGTATCATCAAGAAAAGAAAAAAAATTATATCAATCTTGTCATATTCTTCACAAACAAGGCAAGTATTACATAGTTCACTTCAAAGAACTATTTGCCCTTGACGGAAAAGAACACAATATTACAGAAAATGATATAGGTAGAAGAAATTCTATCGCAGGCCTACTCAAAGATTGGAATCTAGTTAGTTTTGACAGCGAACCAGAGCCAAAGGCTCCTTTATCTCAAATTAAAGTTATTTCGTTCAAAGAAAAATCTGAATGGATTCTTGAACCAAAATATAATATAGGAAAGAAAAAGGAAAACGATGAATCAAAAAGCGATTAAACAAAAGTTAATATCAGCATTTTTAGTTCATGCAGAAGGTCACATAAGAAAACATCTTGCAAATGTTGAGGTGTTACTTTCAAATCCAGTTGGCATAGGTGAACATGGTGATATTATTAATGAAATAGAGAAAGAATTAAAAGAAGTTGCACATTATGAAGATTTAGTAGCTGCAATGAAAAAGTATTTTCCACAAGTTGATGAATTATTTGAGGATTGACTTTTATTAAAAGGGGTGATATAATTACATTATGAATTTTTACACTAATGTAGTGCAGTGGGGTAATTTTCTTTTAGTCCGTGGTGTTGAAGGTAATCAAAGACTTAATTTTAAAGTTAAGTATTCTCCTACACTATTTGTGCCTGTACAAAAACAGACAGATTGGAAATCACTTAATGGTAAAAATCTTATGCCATACAAGTGTGATACAATTAAAGATGCTAAAGACTTTATTCTCAAGTATGAAAGTCAACCACATTTAATCTATGGTTTAGATAGATTTGCATATACTTATATTTCAGATACATTTCCTCAAAAAGTAAATTGGAATAACGATAAGATATTAACATTTACTATTGATATTGAGGTTCAATGTGATAATGGTTTTCCTAATCCTGAAACTGCAATAGAACCATTATTATCAATCACAGTTAAAAATCAACAATCAAAAAAGATTATTGTTTGGGGTACACAACCTTACAAGAATACAAGAGAAGATGTAACATACATTCGTTGTCCTAACGAACACGATTTGATTTTAGAGTTCATGTCTTTCTGGACAAAAAATTATCCTGATGTTATCACTGGTTGGAATACTGACTTCTTTGATGTTCCGTATTTATGCAATCGTATATTTAAAGTTTGTGGTGAATCGAAGATGAGAGAATTATCACCCTGGGGTAATGTTAGTTCAAGAAAGATTTATTCAATGGGTCGTAATCATTTAATTTATGATATCATGGGCATATCACAACTTGATTATTTACAACTCTATCAAAAGTTTACATATACAAAACAAGAATCATATAGACTTGACCACATTGCTTCAGTAGAACTTGGTGAACAAAAAGACGAAAACCCATATGAAACATTTAAAGAATGGTATGAAAAAGACTTTCAATCTTTTATCGATTACAATATACAAGATGTGGAAATTGTTGATAAGTTAGAAGATAAGATGGGTTTGATTAGTTTACTTTTGACAATGGCATATGAGGCCAAAGTAAATTATACTGATGTCTTTGGCCAAGTAAAATATTGGGATATTTTAATCTATAACTTTTTGAGAAAGAGAAAGATTGCCATACCACAAAAAGCCTCACATAGAAAAGAAGAACAATATGAAGGTGCATATGTAAAAGAACCACAAACTGGTTTACATAAATGGGTAGTGTCGTTTGATTTGAATTCACTATATCCACATTTGATTATGCAATACAATCTTTCACCAGAAACATTACTAAAAAGTAAACATCAAGATATTTCTGTTGACGATATGTTAAAAGGTATCAAACTAGATATACCAGACAAAACTACTATGACACCAAATGGTGCTTTATTCAGAACAGATAAACAAGGTTTTCTACCAAAGATGATGCAAGAACTTTATGATGAACGAGTTATTTACAAAAAGAAAATGTTATCTGCACAACAAGAATACGAAGACACTAAAGATAAAAAGTATTTAAAATTAATTAGTCGATATAATAATATTCAGATGGCTCGTAAGATTTCTTTAAACTCTGCTTATGGTGCAATAGGTAATCAGTGGTTTAGATATTATGACAAGGCAATTGCAGAAGGTATCACAAAGAGTGGTCAGTTATCTATTCGTTGGATTGAAAACAAACTTAACAAATATCTAAACAATATTTTAAAAACAAATGATGATTATGTAATTGCATCTGATACCGATTCTGTTTACTTGACTATGGATAAACTTGTTACTGAAACAATCAAAAGTGATAATGTGTTAAGTAAAACAATAAACTTTCTAGACAAAGTTGCATCAGAATCTATTGAACCATATATTACAAAATCGTATGATGAACTTAAACAATATACAAATGCATTTGCAAATAAGATGTTTATGAAACGAGAAGTGATTGCAGATAAAGGTATTTGGGTTGCAAAGAAAAGATATATTCTAAATGTCTGGAATAGTGAAGGTATTTCGTATAACGAATCTAAATTAAAGATTATGGGTATTGAAGCAGTTAAGTCTTCAACACCTGCGATGTGTAGAGCAAAGATTAAAGATGCATTAGAACTTATAATGACAAGTGACGAAAAAGAATTAAATCAATTTATTAGAACTTTTAGAGAAGAGTTTTTAAATGTTAATCCAGAACTTATATCTTTTCCTAGGTCAGTAAAAGGTTTGTCAAAGTATTTTGATAGTGGTACTACATTTAAGAAAAGTACACCTATGCATGTTAAAGGTGCTTTGATTTACAATCATAAAGTAAAACAAAACAAACTAATAAACAAATATCCTTTGATACAAGAAGGTGATAAGATTAAGTTTGTTTATCTTAAACAACCAAACCCTTTTACTTCAAATGTAATTACATTTATGACTAAATTACCTAAAGAGTTTAATATACACAGTTTTGTAGATTATGAAACACAGTTTGAAAAAGTTTTTGTTGAACCCTTGACATTAATTTTAAATACGATAAGATGGTCTGTGGATAGAACTTATGGTACTCAAGGAACTTTAGAGGATTTCTTTTGATAGGTAAACTACTCATTGAACACATAGAACAAAAGGCACCAGAGCATGATGTGGCAATACTTTTATCTGGTGGTGTAGATTCTATTTCAGTTGCCTTTGCTGCACATCTTGCTTTTAAAAGATTAAGATGTTATAGTTTTCAACTTGATAACAAACCATCTTATGATTATGCCAAGGCAGAAGAAATCTGTAAAATTATGAATTGGGATTTTGTAGGTGTAAATATACCTACTAAAAATTTAGAAAAAGATTTTCATAGATTAGTAAAACATGGGTGTCAAAAGAAAACACATTTCGAATGTGTATATCCTTTCTTATATGTTTATGAGTGGATTAAAGAGAAATATGTTTTGTCTGGTTGGGCTGCAGATGGATATTATGGTGTAAGTAAAAAAGCTTGTATGCATTATAAAGAACCTAAAAGTTTATTCGATGAGTTTAGAAATGATTATTTTAAAAGAGAAAATCGTGCTGGTTATTTACAACATAAGAAGTTAGCACAGAAACATAATAAAGTTTTTGTTACACCATATTTAGATAAAGCAGTTAAGAAATACTTTTACAAATATAATTGGTATGAATTAAATAGACCTTTTCAGAAACATAATATTAGAAATGCTTTTAAATCATACTTTGATAAAGTTGGTAAAGTAAAAAATCATTTAAACTTACAGCTTGATAGTGGTATCGCAACACTATTTGAAAGTCTGCTAAATAATAATAAAATAAACTTTAATAAAAGAAATCGCATGTTAGAGGTTTACAAAGACTGGAAAGTATGTTACAATGGTGACACTTCATTGGAGAATTTTTTTGTATAAGAAGTATTATTTAAAAGATGTTATTGAAGCATCTAAACAAGAAAAGTTTACAGTAATATCTACATTCGCTGGTGGTGGTGGTTCTTCTACTGGTTATAAACTTGCAGGTGGTAAAGTATTACTTGTAAATGAGTTTGTAGAAGCTGCAAGACAAACATATAGTGATAATTATTCTGATACTCAAATATTACCACAAGATATTAAATCACTTACAGGTTTTGATTTTTTAGATGCTGCAAATATTATACCTACTGAATTAGATATATTAGATGGTTCACCACCATGTTCTGCATTTAGTATTTCAGGTAAAAGAGATAAAGGTTGGGACCAGGAAAAAGTATATTCAGATGGTAAGAAAGTAGAAAATATAGAAGATTTATTTTTAGAATATGTTAGAATTGCAAAAGAGATACAACCAAAGATTATCGTTGCAGAAAATGTTAAAGGTATTACTGCAGGTGAAGCCAAGAAGAAGTTAAACGAATTTATTAATGCATTTCAAAATATAGGTTATGATGTAACTTATAAAGTTATGAATGCAGCACATTATGGTGTACCACAAGCGAGAGAACGAACTATGTTTGTTTGTGTTAGAGAAGATGTTTGCGAAGCTGTTGGTTTAAATTTTATGACACTTAATAATGTATTTCCAGAAGAGAATAAAGAAATGGTTACATTAAGACATGCACTTGAAGGTATTGAAAACGATAAAGAAGAAGAACAAATGTTGTTAGATTATGTTCAAGGTGGCTTTCAAAAGAAGTGGATAGAACTATTAGAGTTTGACCCACCTAAACATTTAAAACCATCAGACGAAAGATTTATTGATATTAATCCTAAAAGGTCAATGTTTAATATGATTAGGCCTTGTCAAGATTTACCATGTCCAACATTAACACAAAGAGGACAACAAACAGTAGTATCTGGTGTGTTTCACCCAATGAAAAACAGAAAGTTTACTGTACCAGAATTAAAAAGAATTATGTCACTACCTGAAGACTTTGTTATGAAATCAGATAGAGAAACAGTAGCAAAAAGATTTGACCAAAGTGCAGAAAGAATAGGTCGTATGGTAGCACCTAAAATGATGGCTGCACTTGCAAATTCACTTTACGAGAAAGTATTGAGACCATTTAATGAATTATAAAAGATATTTACTACAAGATGTTTATGATGGTGAGAAACAAGAAAAGTTTAATGTAGTTTCTACATTTGCTGGTGGTGGTGGTTCTTCTACTGGTTATCGTTTGGCTGGTGGTAAGATATTACTTATTAATGAATTTGTAGAAGAAGCTAGAAAAACTTATAGAGAAAATTATCCTAATACAAAGATATTACCTGATGATATAAAAAATCTTACAGGTGATGATATATTAAAAGAAGTAAATTTAAAAGTTGGTGAATTAGATTTACTTGATGGTTCACCACCATGTTCTGCATTTAGTGTTGCTGGTTCAATGTCACATAAGTCAGGTAATACACATGCAGATGCATTTGGTAAGACAAAACAATATTCAGATATTAAAGGTGTATCAAATGTAGAAGATTTATTTTTTGAGTTTTTAAGAGTTGCAAATGTAATTAAACCAAGAGTTATTATAGGTGAAAATGTAAAAGGTTTGACTATGGGTGAGGCCAAACTTTATTTTAATAAGATACAAAATACTTTTGAAGAAATAGGTTATCTAGTTACTGCAGATGTTTTAAATGCATCATTCTATGGTGTACCTCAATCTAGAGAAAGAACATTCTTTATAGGTGTTAGAGAAGATGTTGCAGACAAAGTAGGTATAAACTTTATGACTATGAGTCATTTGTTTCCTACACATAATAATCATCAAACTACATTAGGTGAAGCTATTCAAGATATAAAAAATGAAGATGAAGAAGAATTAAAATATCTTTTAGATGCTTTGACACCACCAAAGAAAGTTGGTATTACATTACATAAGATGCCACTCAATCCTGATAAAGTTTTGACAGGTATGGATTATCATGAAAAAGGCCATCACTTTAATTTAAAAAGAACAAGTTATAAGAAACCTTGTCCTACGATTACTGCAATGGGTAATCTTGCTGGTGTCGCTGGTGTGTGTCACCCAACAGAAAATAGAAAGTTTACTATTAAAGAATTAAAAAGAATTATGTCATTACCAGAAGATTTTAAACTAACTGGTGAACATAAGAAACAATCAGAGAGAATAGGTAGAATGGTACCACCTCTTATGATGAAGGCTCTTTCAGAGTCGGTATATGAAAAAGTATTAAAACCATATAAGGATATAATGAATGACTAAATACGATTTTACTTTTGCACATAGAGAAGAAGGTTTTGATGAACACATAGAACATTCTATTCGTGGGTATTCTAATCTGTTAGAAGACATTGTGAACTTATCAAAGTATTTTGCTGAACCAGATACTAAAGTAGTAGATGTTGGTTGTTCAACAGGTAAAGTTACTAAAAGAATGATAAGTGCTCACATAGATGCTAATATAGATGATGCAGTATATGAGGGTGTTGAATTGGCAGAAGGTTTTTCTAAATCATTAGACAATAGAGAAAAAGAACTTAATAAGATGTTTCCAAATACAAAAGTTAATTTCATAAAAGATGATGTAAAATATTATGATTTTAAAAACTGTTCGCTTGTTACATCGATATTTACTTTACAATTTATGTCAATGAAAGATAGAGAAAATATAATAAAAAAAATTTATAATGGTTTAAATGTTGGTGGTGGTTTTTTATTTGCAGAAAAACTTATTTGTACAAATGCAAAATTACAAGAAATGATGACATTTAATTATTATGATTATAAAAGAAAACATTTTGAAGCCAAAGATATTATGGATAAAGAGAGAACATTAAGACATATGTTAAAACCAAATACTTGGAAAGAAATTAAAACTATGATACTTAATGCAGGGTTTCAAGATGTACAATGTTTCTGGAGTAATCATTTATTCGTTGGTGCATTGGCAATAAAATAGGAGATAGTATGACAGATTTTTTAAAAGAAGTTATCAAAACAACAGGTAACGAATATGCATCTTTAGTATCTGATGGTGTTGAAGCTGGTGATGTTGATACATTTATAGATACTGGTTCGTATGCATTTAATGCATTGTTGTCGGGTTCACTATATGGTGGTTTACCTGCCAATAAAATTACAGCAGTTGCTGGTGAAAGTGCAACTGGTAAAACATTTTTTCTTATGGGAATGTGTAAACATTTTCTTGATAAGCATCCAGATGGTGGTGTCATATATTTTGAATCAGAAAGTGCAATTACAAAACAAATGGTTATTGATAGAGGTATAGATGCTGATAGAATGGTAATATTACCAGTAACAACAGTACAAGAATTTAGAACTCAATCATTAAAAGTTTTAGATAAGTATATAGAACAAGATACATCTATTCGTAGACCATTGTTTCTTGCATTAGATTCACTAGGTATGTTATCAACAACAAAAGAAGTTGAAGATACTGCTGAAGGAAAAGAAACAAGAGATATGACTAGAGCACAAGTATTGAAAGCAGCATTTAGAGTGTTGACTTTAAAACTTGGTAAAGCAAAAGTACCTATGGTCGTAACGAATCATACTTATGATGTAGTAGGTTCTATGTTTCCTACAAAAGAAATGGGTGGTGGTTCTGGATTAAAATATGCAGCTTCATCTATTGTATACCTTTCTAAAAGAAAAGAAAAAGAAGGCAGTGAAGTTGTAGGTAATATAATACATTGTAAGAATCATAAATCTAGAATGACAATAGAAAATAAAATGGTTGATGTGAGATTAACATATAATAAAGGTCTGGATAGATATTATGGCTTGTTAGAACTTGCTGAAAAATATAATGTATTTAAAAAAGTGGCAACTAGATATGAATTACCAGATGGTTCTAAACAATATGGTAAAACAATATTAGGTAGTCCAAAGAAATATTTCACTCAAGATGTTATGGACATTTTAGAAGAGTGTGCAAAGAAGGAGTTTAGGTATGGTGGACAAAGACCCGAAGACCGTGACACTAGCAGCGAATAGGCCTGCTTTTGATTACTCTAAAAGATATTTAGGTATAATTGCAGACGATTATGTTATGGTAACTAATAAAAAAGAACACGAAGATTGCATTGGTATTAAAGGTGGAAAGTATGAAGGTGTCATTTACAAGTATGGTAAAATAGCACAAGTAGAAGATGCTAATAATGGTACACTACCTGCAACATTAAAATTTAATTATAAAATAATCGACAGAAATGGGTTACCAGAAGACGATGCAGATTATTTTGGTAGAGATTTTAAAAATTTAATTGGTGATATACTATGTGATATAGTAGATAGACATTATTCAAGGAAAGAGGTTTTTAGTGGAACAAAATCAGACGATAGAGAAGACAACGCTAAGTCAACTGATACATAATGAAGAATTTAATCGTAAGGTTATACCGTTTTTAAAAAAAGAATATTTTCACCAAAGAAGTGAACAGATTCTTTTTGAAGAAATAAATGAATTCGTTGAAAAGTATTCTAATCCACCAACTAAAACATCTTTAGAAATAGAGATTGAAAATAGAAAAGATTTATCTGATAACGACCATAAATCTGTTTTAACTTTATTAAACTCATTAGAGAATAGTGAAGTAGACTACGATTGGTTATTAAATACAGTAGAAAAGTTTTGTAAAGACAAAGCTGTATATAATGCAGTAGTCGATAGTATAAAAATTATTGACAATAAAGTAAAAGATAAAACTTCAGAAGCTATACCTGAACTATTATCAGATGCACTTTCTGTATCTTTTGACAATCATATTGGTCATGATTATATTGAAGAGTCAGATAGAAGATATGATTATTATCACAGAGTTGAAGATAGAATACCTTTCGATTTAGAATATTTTAATAAAATAACAAAAGGTGGATTACCACAAAAGACATTGAATATTGCACTTGCTGGTACAGGTGTTGGTAAATCATTGTTTATGTGCCATCTTGCATCATCAACATTAATGCAAGGTAAAAATGTATTGTATATAACTCTTGAGATGGCAGAAGAGAGAATCGCTGAAAGAATAGATGCCAATCTTATGAATATTACAATAGATGAATTACACGAATTACCTAAAAAAATGTTTGATGATAAAATCAAAAAAATAAAAAATAAAACAGTTGGTAAAATAGTAATCAAAGAATATCCAACTGCATCTGCACATTGTGGACATTTTAAAAGTTTAATGAAAGAACTTGCAATTAAAAAATCATTCAAGCCTGATATCATATTTGTAGATTATTTAAATATCTGCTCATCATCAAGATTTAGAAATAATGCAAGTGTAGGTTCTTACTTTTACATCAAAGCTATCGCTGAAGAATTAAGAGGTCTTGCAGTAGAAAGTAACTTACCAATAGTATCAGCAACACAAACAACGAGAAGTGCATATACTTCTTCTGATGTTGGTCTAGAAGATACTTCAGAAAGTTTTGGTTTACCTGCTACTGCTGATTTGATGTTAGCAATTATTTCTACTGAAGAACTAGAAGATTTAAATCAGATAATGATTAAACAATTAAAGAATAGATATAATGACCCAACAATAAATAAAAGATTTATTATAGGTATAGATAGAGCCAAAATGAAATTGTATGATGTAGAACAAGTTGCACAAGATGACATTGTAGATGCAGGTCAGAGTGAACCAGTCTTTGATAACACCAATGTGGGTAAAAGATTGGGAGAGAAGACCTATGAGAAATTTTCCGACCTCAAGGTATAATAAATATAAGGTTAAATATTTTGTTGATATACTATGGAGAGATAACAAAGCTGAATATGCAGTTATTGAATTACCAACAAATGATATTGTTAAGGTATTCACATTCAAGGAAGATGCTGAAGAAATGGTTCAAAGTTTAATGAAAGTAAGACCATTTGGTAAAGATACTCTTCCTAAATTTTTGAAAGATAAAGTATGAAAGATGACCCAGTAAAAGACCACCCAGTAATATGGGGTAAATCAGACAATCATATTCTGTTCAAAGAAAGATATCCAGTTATTCTAAAAGATTATAAAGATTGGAAAGATTTAAATCCATTACTAGAAAAATATATTCGTCAACAAGGTGATAGAATAAATTTTCAATCAAATGTCAAAGCACAAATGACAGAGTGGAATATGCAATTAGAAGCTGGTGGTGAACATTTTCAAGAATTAGTTAATTTTGTTAGAGAAGTATCAATGGAGTGTTCACCAGTACAATTTATACCAGATTGTTATGATTGTTGGGGTGCAGTTTATAAAAAAGGTAATCATACTGTTTCACATGACCACTGGCCAGCTATTTGGTCTTGGACTTATTATGTTAATGTAACGAGTGAATGTGCACCATTAGTTTTTACTAATACAGATTACAAAGTACAACCATATAATGGATTATTAGTAATGTTTCCTGGTTGGGTTAAACACAAAGTACCACCTCAAGAAAGTGACCATGAGAGAGTAATGGTTGCTGGTAATCTGAATTGTAGGTCTGGTTTATTTTAAAAGCACTTGACATTCCTTAATTATATAAATATAGTTGTTATAACAACTATGGAAAAATTGAGAAATGTTAACATTTAAAGAATTCTTATTAGAAGATAAGCAGGGTAAAAATTTACATTTAGAACATCTAGAAGATGAGATAATCAACTTCGGTGTAGGTGGTGCTAGAGGTGCAATAAATTTCTTACAAGAGTTAAGAAATATGTTGGCTGGTACAGCATCTGGTGGTGTAAATATGACAGTAAAGTGGGACGGTGCTCCTGCTATATTTGCTGGTGTAGACCCTTCAGATGGCAAGTTCTTTGTCGCTAAAAAATCTGTATTCAATGTAAATCCAAAATTGTATAAATCAAATGCTGAAATAGATGCAGATGTGTCTGGTGGTCTTAACTCTAAATTTAAAGTTGCATTAAAAGAATTTTCTAAATTGGGTATAAAAAATGTTCTTCAAGGTGATTTGATGTTTACCAGTGAAGATTTAAAGAAGGAGAAAATTGATGGCGAAACTTATATTTCCTTTCAGCCTAATACTATCGTGTATGCTACATTACCTAGTTCTGATTTGGGTAAACGAATATCACAAGCAAAAATTGGAGTCGTATGGCACACCACCTACGAAGGAGATACACTACAAGGCATGAAAGCAAGCTTTGGTGCTAATATCAAAGGATTAAATAAAGTAAATAGTGTTTGGATGGACGATGCTTCTTATAAAGATGTATCTGGTAAAGCAACATTTACAAAATCAGAAACAGAACAAGTAACAAAGTTATTATCACAAACTGGTAGTATATTTAGAAGAATCAATTCAAGTTTACTTGATAAGTTTATTAGACTACAAAATGCGATGACTGGTAATTTATCTGGTGCAAGTTTGAAAACATATAATAATATTAAAGTAAGACAAGGTGAAACAATTAAAAATGTAAAACAACATGCAAAAGGTTATATAGACCATATTGAAATGCATTTTGAAAAACTAAAACAAAAAGTAAAAACTCAAGGTGCAAAAGATAAGTTTGATAGAAATAAAAAAGAATACATTAGAGAGTTTACTAAACATTTAAAAAATTTAGAAAATATTATTTTATTTCAAAACTCTTTAGTTTCTGCCAAGATGATGATTGTAAATAAATTAAATGAAGTAAAACAATTAGCAAATACATTTATCAAAACAGATAAAGGTTTCAAAGCAGTCAATCCAGAAGGTTATGTTGCTATTGACAAAGCTGGAAATGCTGTTAAACTAGTAGATAGAATGGAATTTTCATATAATAATTTTACAGCAAGAAAGGCATGGGATAAATGAGAAGTTTCAAACAACATATAAATGAACAAGCAAAAACTAAAATACCTGCTGCTAAATTTGAAGAGTTAATTGTAATTGCTTTTAATGGTGGTTTCAATAATGCAAAAGATAGATATGGTATAGAAGAAAATCTATATAATGAATATGCAGATGTTGTTGAAAAAATTGCAAATGATATTAGAGATAAAACAGGTGCATCTGAAAATTCAATGATTCACTTTGGAAGTGGTGCAGGTAAATTAAATCCTAAATGGAGAGGTACAAACAATACACCTAAAACAGATTTGTACTCAACTGATGGTATTAATATATCTTTAAAGAAAAAAGGTGGTTCTCAATTAATGTCTGGTTACAAAGATGAAACATTAGCCACATTTGATGCTGCAGTAGAATATATGGGTAAAGAAGCACCAGAAGATGCAGCTAGACTTGTAAAACAATTAGAACCTGTAATGAAGAAACTTACAGTACAAGGTAATATTAATTCACTAGTAAATGCAATAAAAAAGAATGTAATACCAAAAACTGTCAGAGCAAAGTTTGGAAAAAAGAATGTCGATATTGATATAGACCAAGCAAAGTATCAAGAGTCAATGAAATCTTTAATTGATATGAAGAAGGCATTAAAAGGTGTTCAACCTATTGTTAGAGATTACTTTCAAAAGAATCCTATATTTAGTCAGTTTTTTTGTTATGAAGCTGCGACAGGAGAAACAAAATTTTTACCAGATACATATGCCAAAGCAAATTGGTTAGTTGAATTTGATGATAAAGGTGGTAGTAATTTAGTAGAAAAATTATCTGAAGGTAGAGCATCACCTAGTTCTTATATAAAAGGTATAGCTAAAAAAGTAGATATTAGAGTGTCAGTAAAAACACCAACAGGAAGTAGAGTAAGTAGTAAAGGTACTGCAGATACAGTTGGTGCATTTAGATTAATTGTTAATTCGCATGCACATAAATTAGAAAATGAAATACTGAATGAACAGACTTTAAATGAAAATTTATTTGTGAAAATTAAAAATTGGTTAAAAGATTTATTTATAAAAATTATGACTAGATTAAAAGAGTTAGCTAAATATGGTATTGATGCTATACTTCGTTTTTTTGAAATAGAACCAGAAAAAGTTGAAACATCTGGGTTACAAATGTTTGGATATAAGTAATGCAAGAAGCACCTAGAATACCAAGAAAGAAAGGTCAACCTGCAGGTTCTGATAAACATTCAGATTTATATACTGATGAGAACCCTAAAGGTACTATTCATGGTCTTGGTTTTAAAGATGTTAAGACAGCAGAAGCTTCTGTTAAGAAGATAGAGAATAGTGGAAAAACTCATGCACATAAAATACAAGCAGCTATTGCAATGGAACAAAGAGCAAGAGTTATGGGTAAGACTGCAGAAGCAGCAGTGTATAGAAAATATATAGAAAAAATGAAAAAGATTACAAAACAAAAACAACAAAAAGAATCAGTAACTTTTAGAACATTTATGGAAAAAACTGAATCAGTTGTATTTACATTTGGTAGATTTAATCCACCAACAACTGGTCATGAGAAGTTGATAGAAAAAGTTAGAAAGATTGCTGGTGGAGATGACTATTATATATTTCCATCACATTCTCAAAACCCTAAAAAAGACCCTTTACCTTTTTCTAAAAAAGTTGCATATATGAGAGATATGTTTCCTAAACATAAAAGAAACATAGTAGCAAATAATAAATTAAAGACAGCTTTAGATATTGCAGTTTATTTTCATGAACAAGGATACAAAGAATTAAATATGGTCGTTGGTTCAGATAGAGTTGCAGAGTTTCAAAAACTGTTGAAGACATACAATGGTCAAGAAAAAAGACATGGGTTTTACGATTTTGATAATATACAAGTGTTTAGTGCAGGCGATAGGGACCCAGACGCTGAAGGAGTAACAGGAATGAGTGCATCAAAAATGAGGTTAGCTGCCTCACAGAATAATTTTAAAGAATTTGTAAAAGGTCTACCTAAAGGTTATAGAAATGGTGAAAAACTATTTAAAGATGTCAGACAAGGTATGGGCCTGAAAGAAACTTCTCAATTTTCTGAAGAAGAAGTAGAAAGAGATTTATATGTAAGAGGTGTTTTATATAGAATAGGTGATTTAGTAGAAAATACAGTAGATGGTACATCAGGTGAAGTAGTAAGAAGAGGTCCTAATTATGTACAATACTATGATGGTGAAAATTTCTATAAGGCATTCTTAAATACGATAAGAGAAAAGAAAGAGAAAGAAAAAGAAGCACCAAAGAAAACTAAACAAGACCCAGATATAAAAGATAGAGAAGGTACACAACCTGCAAAGTATTATGATATGCCAGGAAAAGATAATGAATTAGCAAAGTCAACAAAACAAGCAAGAGCAAGACATTTTGCAAAAGGTACAAAAATGGACGATGATAATCCTGATGCATATAAACCAGCACCAGGTGATAAAGGTGCAAAAACAAAACCATCTAAACATACACTTAAATATAAGAAAATGTTTGGTGAAAGTTTATGGGCAAATATTCATAAGAAAAGAGAAAGAATTAAACAAGGTTC